TGGCCGCCCGCGTTTCGTTGAGCTTGCGCGCGTCGCCCTTGGTGCCCGCCCCCAGCCCGTCGCCGTCGTAGGCGAACTCGTGGTACTCGCTCACGTCGCAAATGTCGAAGGCTTTCGCGACCGTCTCGTAAATGTCTGACCCCTTGCCGCTCCATGCCTCGATAAAGTCGAGCAAGATACCGTAGCGACCGGCGAAGGCGTTCAAGTCCGTACCCTCGTCGGCAACGTCGAGGCCGCCTTGGCGTTTGCCCGACACGTCGAGGCCGAGGCGTTCGTGGGCGTCGATTGCGGCTTGCACCCATTCGGCCGGGATCACGACGCCCGATACGCTGGCATTGTAGTTACTGTCGTATTCCTGCGCGATAACGGTCGGGTCTTTCGTGAGCTTGAGATTCTCGTACCAAGCGTCGTCTTTGCGCGGATCGTCGCGCCAATGGAAAATAAAAATATCATCGGCGGCCCACTTGTGCGCCTTGATCGCGAAAGGGTTGTTCGTGCCCTTGACTGACGACATATCGACGCGGCAATTCGTGGTCGCGCTCAACGCTTCCTCGGCAAGCTGGGGCCGCTCAAGGTGCGCGGATTCATCCACGAAGTACAAGGCCGTGCGGTCGCCCCGGCCGATGTTGTCGCCCGCCTCGCCCGTCATTACCGAGCCGGTATCGGGGAACGTCAAGCGCATGAACGCGCCGTGCTTGTCTCGTTGCCAGCCGCCGCGAAACTCGACGGGCAGATTCGCAAGGAACACGCGGGCTTTGTAGAACAACGATTTCGGCGAGTCGAGTCTATCGACGTATTCCTCTTTGCGTGACCCGAAGCCTATCGCCATGCCTTCGTAAAACAGGCAAAGCGTGCAACTCAAGGCGATAGCGACCCAGCTTGCGCCCGTGTCGCGGCTCTTGGGCACGAGGCCGTCGCGGCTCGATTGCCAATGCCCGACGATCCATTGCATTAGCTCGCGTTGCCGGTCGAACGGGATAAAGGGGATCGTCGCAGGCAAGCCGCGCTCAATGTTGCGCGGGTCATAAGTTAGCCCCCAATCCTCCACGAACTGCCAAGGGTTGAGCTTGTAATACGCTTTCAGCACGGGCACCAACGACGGGTCTTGCCGAATCTTTCGGATCAACTCGAAGCGTTTTTTATACACCCTTGCATAGTCGGGATTTCGAAAGTCGAAGTCTTCCACGATCAGCCCCCCACAATCTGCGAGTACAACGCGCCGAGTTGCTGCGGGTCGTTCGGCAGGTCGGCCGGGGGCGTCGTCGGGATCAGCGGGCGGCCATCCTTGCCCGTGAGTTCCTTTCGTTCGATCAAGAGGCCCGCGTACTGCGCGAGGATTTTCAAGGCCCCGTCTTGGTCGCGCAACTTCACTTCGAGGCCGTCTTTCGTGCGCTTGATACCGGCAATCAACTTGCGCTCGGGGCCGGTCAGGCCCTCGGTATCGCGAAAGAAAATATCCTCGTGTCCTTCCCCGTTGCACTCAGGGCAAGCGGGGTTCGGCTCGGCATTGTTACGGAAGCCGAAGCCGCCCGAGCAATCGGGAAAGGGCGCGGGTTCCTCGCCGCGCTTGGCGGGCTTGCTGGCCGCGTCGCACGCCTCGGCATACTCCCGGGCCTTCCATTGGTAGCTATGGCCTTCGCCCCAGCAATACCGGCAATTGACCCGGCGTACGTGCATGATCTTGGAAGCGTCGGCCGTAGCGAGGGCGAGGTACTCGCGAAGAATGTCGGCGGCCTCCACGACGGCCTCTTGGCTCACGAGGGCCATTTGCGCCTCGACCATTGCTTGCACCTTCGGATCGCTAAGGAGGTCGCTTGCGGTCGAATGTGCGCTCGCCACGGCCTACCCTGCCCGGATAGCG